GTATTCCAGAGTCACGACGGAGTTAGAGCCGCAAATCAGCCCTATCGTCGTTGCCCCTTCAATACTGAACAATCGCGGGAAACCCGCATTTAACAGCGTCGAAGAGAGGCCCGTCTGTATGCTCGCGCCTGGTATCGTCGCAGCCGCCCCGATATTAACGTAAGTCGGAGATACCGACGGCGAGATCAAGACGTACGCGGAGCCGGCCGGCGGTGTTGTCGGTGTTCGCTACGCTTGCCGCCAAGACTATGGCATTGACATAAGCCGACCGCATGAGGCCACCTGGCTCTACGATGTTTCCGTTTTGGTCCACAATGCTTTTCAGTTGCTTCATAAACCCTCCTTATAGGTCCGGTAGTCCGTACTTCTTACCCTCTTTCATAACCTCTTCCAACGCCTCAAATGTCGATTTATCGTAAGTCGCGCCTGGGCACTTAAAATTAGCCGCTGCCTCAAGACAATCGTATTCGGCTTCTTCAAGGGTGTTCCCGATACCAACACACTTTACGATGGTACACCCCACTTCCTTGATAGGTATTGTCCAAAACATGCCCTTTTGGTCGCGGCAAGCGGCTCGAAGGGCTATATGCTCAAAGTCTTTGTCTTTCAATTCAATAGGCACAGATTCACAGTCAGCGCCGGACGCCTCAATACTCAACTCGGCAACATAGTCTGCGTTCCATTCCGGCTTTATCTCTGCGCCGTCTGCCACCGCTTCGATGATCTTCCCAACATTCTTATATATCTTCATGATGCTGGCTACGGGCGGATTTCCGAAGCGCCTTGCGGGATCTGTAAAATGTGGTATTCTGTTCGCCCCCATGCGAATTTCCGTTGATATAGCACCATTCGTTTTATACTTCTTTTCAACGGGTGCCATGGCCGTAATAATTTTCTTAACAGGTATCGGCATTTTTTCGGTTTCAATATGAACAGCAAGATAGCCGTCACCTTTTAACTCCCACCCATAAAGGCTTTCCTGGTAATGGGTTCCGTTCGCCATAAATACGTCGTGTCCAAACTCTACGCCCGGTATCGGTCTTTCCCACATGAAGCCGACGTCATTCTTGCAGAAGGCACCGAGATCGTGGACAAGGGAATAAAACCAGCCCTGTGTCTTTTCCCAGTTCTCATGATGGCGGGTTTCCATTATTCCTCGGTTTTCGGTATTCAGCTTTATCCATAAATCTTTTTCTTTCCGAAGCAAGGCTTCAAGTGCATCCGTACCTGTTACGGTACCCCAAACAGGTGTTGCCAGGCCCACGGATTTAAGTGTCTTCTTGAAGAGTATACGGTCAAATTCCAGTTCTCCCGATTCACCAGAACCGAATACACGCCCCCCGGCAGCCCTCGCGGCCCTTTGTTCGTCTCCCATGCCAACGTCGGGGAATATAAATATTCCCTTGTCTTTTAGGATTTCCGCCTTGGCATCTTCATAGCTGTCAACTACGGTAATCCCCGGTATACCCTTGCCGATATACTGCATGTGCGGCTTTGGAAATGCAGTCACCCATGGCACAGAATACATCACTTGCTTCACGTCATTTGCTATTGCCTGGCCAATACAGACGCCCAGGATGCCAAGATCCCGAATAAGCACTTTTGTCTCAGATAGCTTCATTGACAAAACACCCCTTCCAGCATATAATAGTGTAAATACTCGCCAAGGAGACACGTTTTATGCCTACAGGCATTTATGACCACAAGAAGGTCGCACCACTTCAAGAACGATTTAATAGGCTTGTTCAAGTTGCCACAGATAGCGGCTGTTGGTTGTGGCAGGGAGCTATTAATTCCGATGGCTATGGAAATATGCGAGACGAAAACGGCAAAGTTGAATCTTCTCACCGCATAGCATGGAGAATTTTCAAGGGACAAATTCCTCCAAAAATGAGCGTCCTTCACAAGTGCGACAATCCCCCTTGCGTCAACCCCGATCATCTGTTTCTTGGTTTTCAGGTTGACAACAACATAGATTGCTATAAAAAGGGACGGCGCAATAATAATGGCGTAAATAACCCGCGCTGCAAACTGACAAAAGAAACCGTAGATAAAATAAGGATTGATGGCAGGGTCAGCCATATTATTGCAAGCGAGTACGGCATTTCTTCCAGCCATGTCAGAAGGCTTAAAAATGGTAAAGATTGGGCTAATCCTTAGCTTCATCATTTCACCTTTGGTTTAAGAACCGTGGCCTGGGCCGCGATATACTGGCTCCTGTTATTGTCGTCAATTTTCAACTGTATCCCGCCGACATAATCAATGTCGAATTTATCCCTGGCCTCATTAACAGCCGTAGCCAGTACCTCAACCGCCTCTTCGTAAGACCGGTCCTCGGATATTCCCGTAAAAACATAATACCCTGGTTTTGTATCTACTCTCATCGTGATCCTCCTATTCGTTTAGCACCTTCAAATATTTTTGCTTCTCTGCCTGGGTAATCTCCTTGTCGCCAGCTTTCTTCATTAATTTAGCTCTGAATATGGGTTTAAGTATCCTCTTTTCTTCGTCAGTGGCTTTTTCCTGAATGCCAACAGCTAAATCCTTTAGCTCCATATGCTTCGCATTTGAAACCATCTTGATGAGTCTGCCAACTTCGCCCACGTCTCCTTTTGCTATTGCGGAGATTGCGCTTTTTTCAATCTCTGTAATCTTGTGTTCCTGAACTGCATTGAAAAGCATCTTCCCGGCATTCCCTTCCGCTGCCTTCTCTCTTGCGAGCCGCTTTTCCAGCTTAACATTTCTCGGCACTTCCTCACGTAGGCCGGGGATTTGTAGCTTGGCAACATCGGCGGCCGTTGCGGGCTTGCGTTTGATTTCTTCGCCCGTCTCGTCTGTGTCCGTGGCCCTTGCGAGTTTCCCAACGTCCGGCGGCACGACCATGCTTGTTGCCAGTTCCGCGCCCGCTTTGGCCATTGATTCGGTATCTTTTAGTCCTTTTGCCAATCGTGACGGTTCTTCGAGAAATGGGATATTTGAGATAACGCCTTTAGTGGCTGCAATCGCACCTGCCAAAAGTCCGCCGCCCTTGAGCTTCTCCGCGTAACTGTTTTGAACCCTGTGGATAGTAGAACCGAGCTGCAATACTTCCAGCGCGGGAATATGCAAGAACCAGTGCGGAAGCTCGACCCCGCCTATGCGGATACCGCCCCACTTCACGTCTCCCGCCTTTCTTCTTTCGCCCGGCTGGTAATAGCCGCCAATATCTTCATGGTTGTAATATCCGATAGCCAGGAGGGCCAATCCGATCAGCCCTTTGCTGAGTGACCGCCCGATATTGTCCGCCTGTTCCGGCGTGATGTTTTTAAGGGCATCTTTATCGACCAGATACTTAATCACCTGGGCCGTGCCTTTCGGAACGCCGAAAGTATAGTCCATGGTTTCCAGCGCAAAGTTCGTTGGTACACGCACGATAGGAAGAAGCACTTTCGCAGCAGTGGTCATAACCTGCCCGCCGGTTCCCTTGCTGGCCATGTGCCGCAACGACATCTGATACCAATCCGTGATAGCGTTCCTGTTCATCAGGATGGCCCTGTTTGCATCGTCGTAAGCCCTCCCGCACAAAGTCATTTGCACTACCGGGTCTGAAATATCCATACCTCTGTTGGCTGCCCACTGTGAGTTTTTTTCCAAAGACCGGAAAAACTCGGCACGTTTGGGCAATACCTTCAATGCGCCATGTAAATGTCCGAAAAAGTCAAGGGCTTCGGGTGGCAGATCGTTCCCCTGTTTCGGGCTGTAAAGAACGTCCAGTTGTCCTTTTCCTGTCTTGATTGTTTCCCACATATCTTCGGCTGTCTGCTTTTCCACAAACTGCCTAAATGCCTTCGCCTCTGCCTGTATATTAAGGCCGCCGCCATATCGCGGAGACTCGGCCATGATCTGCGAGTATCCGGGAATCGCCGACCACAAGCCGCCCGCCAAATCCTCCGTTGGTGAAGTTGCAAACCTTGACAGCGCCGCATTGGTCAGTTTGGCGACTGTGGTCACGCTGGAAAGCAGCTCAAACCGCCGCCATTTCACTATGTATCGTTGCGCTTTTTCAATGCCTGTCTGATTTGCCAGCTTCAACTTCCAGACTTCCTCGTTGATGTTATTTTTTAGCCGCTCGGAATCGGCCTTCAGTTTCATGGCCTCCGGGTCAAGCGTTAATGTCTTTTTTGGGACTTTCGCAAAATCCTTATTCTTAAGCCTTTCTTCGAGTTCCGTAATCCTGTTTTTGGTTCGTGTCTTGTAAGACTGTAGTGCGATTTCTTCCGGTGTCCTCTTTGGCTTCGCTTCATCCTGCATGGCCTTGTATATTTCTTTCAGCTTGTCCCGCTTCTCGCGTAAGTCCTTAAGCTCCGGCGTTTCCGGCGTCGTACTCGGCTTCCTCTCCGGAAAGAGGTCTTTTTCTTTTATCCTTCGCTCGTACTCCGCAATCGATTTCTGGACGGCAGCGGTCGCCACTTTGATCTTTTGCTCAGGCGACATTTCCGGCTTGCCTTCCATCTGTTCCAAAACATCTTTCAGTTTGTCGCGCTGGTCTTTTAATGCGTTCGCCTCTTCATCGTACTCAATGCCTATTTTCTTCGGGCTTTTCTCGCCGGTTTCAATCTGCTTGGTAAGGTCGGCAATCTGATTTCTCAGCCTGGTCTTGACGGCCTCAAGCGACGTCCGCCATTGCTCTTCGGGAGAACGGGCGTTCACGCTGTCAATGCCGCTTTCGCGCATGGCCTGTTTTACTTCCTTGCCAAGCCTTCGTACCTCGTCACTCAGCGGATCTCTTTGAGGGCCACTTCTTAAAGGAACCTGCCCGGCAACTGCGTCTTCGTATGCGGAAATAAGCCGCGCCTGGCGCCTCATTTCCCGTAATTGCGTTTCTATCTCGTCCCGACTTGGCATTGATGTCTTGCCGTAGCCGGAAATTGCGTCCCTGATGTCTCTTTTTGTAATGTCCGGGAAGTCGTCTTTTAGCTGGTCATGAATTTCACCGACCATATCCTCCACGGAAGCAACACCCGCCATTATGCGATTTCTCGCCATCTGCGCGAGTACCACGACGGCTTGCGGGTCGAACATGAAATGAAGTGTAGTGGGCGAAAGAATCTCATTAAGATTTTTTACTAAGTTCCCAAATTCGGCATCCAACTCTTTTTTTGCAACGATCTTGCGTTCGCGGGCCTGGCCTAAATGCTTTTTTACTGCGCTTTCTTTTTTCAGTTCCCGCAGCGCTTCATCGGCTGCACGTTGCGAAGCCTCTTCGTCGTACTTCTGTATCTTCTGGTTGGCCTCTTCCAGTTTCTTGGTCAGCTCTTCGATCTTTGCCCTGGTTTCTTCCGCTATTGGCTGCCCGGCGTTCGCCACTCTCGCCCGCTGCAAATTCCTTGCGAGAGAATAGTCGTCCATAATCATCATTCTTCGGGCAGCGAGCCCCAGGCCTTGCTCATATCCTGTACGTCGTGCGGCTTCATCGTTCGTGTTGATGTCGTCCTCAACCTTGGCGAGCTTCAAGCGCAGTTCCGTTTCCGCAATATCGTCACGCTTTTGCATTGCGTCTTCGATTGAGTCCATTAGCGCATGGTGGTCGTTCTGGAGCCTCATGCGGTCATATATGAGCATTACGGATTCTTCGGCGGATAAAGCGCGGGGTTTTTTTGCCAGCTCTTCGGCCATGATCCGGGGATCGCGCTCACCGGAGTCAACAAGGCGCTTGCCTTCGTTAAACGCAGCTCCAAAACTTCTCTTGGCCTCCACTTCAACTTCGGATAATCCCTTGGTTTCGCGTTCTTCCAACGTGACGGCGTTCTTTATGCCTGTGGTGCGAGGCTCGGCGGCGCGGGGTTCTGCGGGTGCAGGTTCCGGCGTTTTTATAGCTTCTGCAATCTCCGGTTTGATCTCTGCCAGCTTTGAAATCTTTTCAAAAATAGCCGGTGCATCGGTAGTAATTTTAGCCTTATCCTCAATCGCCTTTTCCATGATGAGCTGCGAATAGCTCTTGCCGGTTCGCTTGTGCATAGTGTAAATATTCGCTGCACCTTTGGGCGTTTCCCACTTCAAACCCTCGGCTTCTTTTTTCATAGTCTCATCTGCAAAAACGTCCCTGGCCAGCTCCGGCACATGGGGCGTCGTGCGCTTGACTTCACCTTCTGTTTCCGGTGGTTTGAAGTCTCCGCGCATCCTGTCGGCGTAGTCGGCCATAGCCTTAACTGCGGAACGTTCTGCTTTTCTAAAATCCTTAAAGAATTGACGGGTCTGAAAAACAAGGCCATCAAGCTTGGCGAGTAGTCTTATGAGCGCATCATAGACTTTCCTGAAAATGCCCGGTTTTTTGCTTATCAAATTTTCCCAAAACTCAGGCTCTACAAATTGCCGCCCAATGTAATCCGCCGCATATTCTTCCATTGTTTCATCGTCTGTTAATTCCCTCCCATAAGTTTTCTCGTATTCTGCTCTGCGCTCTTTAAAATGCTCCGTGGCCTCAACATGAGACACAAAGCCGTCATAAATATCGGGTGCATCATACCGGAGAGCGTGTAGTAATTCGTGTCCCAAAATCACCATGTGTGGGTCTGTTGCCGTCGCATTAAGATAGATCGCCGTAGCGTCTGCCGAAACAAAATACCCAGGCAGCGCCCGTAAATCTTCTCCCTCAACCTGAAAAACCATGATCTTTTTCTGAAAAATGCTTCCCAGTTTTCCCAAGTCGTCCATGCGATTTCGTTTCCATAGACGTAAATTTTCGGGCGCAATTTTTCGACCAAGCGTCGCGCCAATGATGGCTGTGACATCTGCCAATGCTTTTGCATCCGTGATGCGGACAGATATAGATGGGGTTGCATCTCCTGTTGCCTCCTCTAATTTGTATGGTGCTTTTTCGCCTTCATCGGTGGGGTATCTTTTCGCATAAACTTTCCCGCTCGCCATGTCCATCTGGACATCAGCGCCGGGTTCAATTACTGCGTCTTTGGGGATTTCCTGCCATTCGGAGGTCAGCGGAAACAGTTCTCCGCTCTTAGTTTGGGATTCTTCCGGCAGTCTTTCAAATTTCGCTTCGGGGTTTACAAGACTAAGGGTGTTGTCTACTCCGGGGAGTGCGGCTGTTTCTTCTGTGACAGTTGCTTTTGTGGCTTGCTTTTCTTCGGCGGGTTCTATGAATGAGCCGAAATAATCATTCAGCTCTCGTTCTGCGGCGTCGATGCTTGCGGGATCAAGCCCTTGCGCCTGAGCCTCGTCAAGAAGCCAGCCGCTAAGATGTTCCGGGCTTTCTTGTATTGTTCCGCTTTCGACTTTTTCAGACTCAAGTTTGGCTTTTGTCCACTCATTAGGATCACCATTTCCTATTTCTTTTTCGTACTGAGCTATTATACCACGATATTCCCCAATTGCAACCTCTTTTTCGCCTCTACGCACAATTTCATTATAAATGGCCTGTTGCCGTCCGGTCAGCGCCTTCCCGTCCAGTTTCTTGTTGATGATATTGATAGTATCCTTCGCGGATATGCTCTCAACCTTGCCGGTGGGAGACGTCTTCTTACTGCCAAAATCCTTAACCATAGCGGAAAACCAGGGCGGATAAGCCGACCCAGCGTAAATGGCCTCGTCCGTCACCTGATCTATACCTATCTGCCCGCCAGCTTGTCCCGCCTGGAGCCGCGATCTCGCATCATAAAGGAAAAACTCGATGTCCGGCGCAACATTTCCGGGGATTTCTCCGGGTTCAAGTTCCTTGCCTTCCGCCTCCAGCTTGTCGGCCCATTTCTGCTTTGCCTCTTCCATCAGGGCAATCATGTCTACAGGCTCACCCTTTGCCCTTCTGTATGCCGACTGTCTCTCAATATGATTGGTGAGGAACGAAACCCTTTCCCCTCCGCGTGGCTCAGTGGGCCTCACGGCTTCGGCTTTCGGCTCCACAAAATATCTGCCTTCGCGGGGAGCGATGTCGTAATCCGCGAGCTCCAGTTTTCGATTTGAGATTGCCGCTACTGCCTCATCCTCTGTGGCATAGCCTTTATCGTCAAATTTGGGGGCTGGTGTAACTAAGCGAGGGCCAACTTCGCCGGTTGCCCTTAATCTTCCCCTCGGTGTCGCCGCCCATATGGTATCGCCTTCTTTTCCTTCTTGCTGAGGCACCATATCAGGGTATTCTTTCATCACTTCCGGCGGTACGGGTTTGCCTTCGTCAATCGCCTTTTGAACAATAGATTCATGTTCGTCTGCTATTTTTTCAATCAAGTCCATATTTGAGGACCACTCTTCATGTGGAAATCCCACCAACGCAGTCCCGTATTCTATCGGGGTCATTTTCCATGCTTCTTTGCCGCCTTTCTTCTCGGCCTCCAGTTCATGCAAGCCCCTTTCCATTTCGTCATAGTGTGCCTTTTTAATTTTATGCCTCGGCATGCCGAGTTCTTTTGCCAGTTGAGTTATCTTCTTATCAACCTGGTGTGGAAGTAATCGAATCACGTTTGCGGCTGCGCCTTCTTTCGCCTTTTCTTCCGTGACTTCCCCGCCTTCCGGTACGCGATCGCTTGCGCTTGCTCCGGCGGCTTCCCCGAGTTTATCAGTTCCTCGATGTTCTTCGAGATCGTCCGGTTTGATTTCCCCTGTTGCAACGGCATCTTCTATTACCTCCTTTTTGGCTGCTGCCAAATCTTGTGCATGTAATTCCGCCCCTTTTCCTGCTTCCTCCTGCCATTTCTTATAGGTTTCGGGGTCGTTTTCCTTCAACCATGTCTCAGCCTGTTCTCTTGTGAGAAAATTCCCATCGGGGTCAACAAAACCCCTTTCGTGGGCTGCATCGGGCGGAATCTCGTTCTCTTTCATTAATTCGGGGTGCGTTCCGCCTACTTCCCCATCGAACTGCTTCCCCTGGTACATGACAGAAGGGCGTAACGCCGGGGCAAATCCTGTTTCTGCTGGCTGTTCTCGTTTTGGGAGTCCTTTTCCTGCGACGACCCCCTCCGGTTCTTCCGGTTTAACACTGACAATCGGCTCACTAATAGGCTCCTTTTCTGCCCCTCCTGCTTTAGCCACAGGGCCAGGCTTGGCTTCTGTTTTTGCCGACGGCTCTTCCTTCACCGGTTCGGCTTCTGAAGGCTCTACGGGCTTTTCTGCCGCTTTCCCCTTCCCTTCCCTGTGTTCCTTAAAGCCCTTTGCGGCTTTCCGGAGATCCTTAGCAGACGGTTTTTTTATTCCGGCCTGTTTAAGCCCCAAGTTTATTGTATAGTCAGCCATTATGTCGGCTTCGCCTTTAGTCACCGCACCATCATGGCCCTTATAAAACATATCCGAAAGATCGCTTTTGAGCTTTATATAGGCGCCGGCCCTGGTATATGGCGTCATTTTTATCAGGGCATCAACACCGTGGCCGGCTGCGGTCATTATTGCACCGAAAGCAGCGGTATTAAGTGCGCCTTCTGATAGGGTTTCCCCTTCCTTAAAGACGGTTTTGCCTTCTGTTTTGGTATATCTCGCTACAAGATCATCCCGTTGCGCGAGTAATTCCTTGATATGACGTTCCCCGATCGTAGCGTCAATCTGGTCGACCTGGCCTTTGGAAGTCGCGGTCATGGTATTAAGTTGATTGACCAGGGCGTTATGTTGCCGGATGAGGGCGTTCTTTTCTTCCGGAGTACGAGCGGCCTTAATCTTATCTTTCAGATCGTCGAGCTGGGCCTTCATCTGATTACCGGCCTCGTTATGCTTCGCAATCAGTTCATTCCGCTGTTTTATAAGGTCCTCGGCCTTGCTGCCTTTGAGCTTTTTATCGACGTCCTGTATCTTCTTTTCGAGATTCCGCTGTTCCTCGAGGGCTTCTTCTGTCAATTCCGTTCGGCCAGGCTCACGCGGGAAGGCAGCACCGACAACACCGCCGGCCGCTGTCTGAACGCCTATCTGTTCAATCGTGGATAGTTGCCGTAAGGCTGTGGCTCCGGCCTCGCTGCCAGATACTACTGCCCCTGTCCTTGCTGCATGGGCCATCCGGAGCGCATTTATGCCCTTAGTAATATTGCTTGAAATTGCTGTCCAGGGTCCGCCTACTGCCGTCATTTCAGCGGATAGGCCAATGTACGGGTTTTCGGCTATATCTTTTGATACTCCGTAATCTTCTTGAAGGGTTTTACCCATGGGCGTAGTTACTTTGGCCTTTTTAGAAGTAAATGGTATTCCCACTTGACCGGTTTCGGGGTCCACTATCCCCAGGGTCATGCCTTTAATAATACCGCCGCGCACCTTTTCAGTAACGCCGTAAACGTCTTTGGCCCATTGTTCTACATACGGGGCCACGTCTTTAATAGTTTGAAACGCCCTCATCAATGGCCCCTCTGCCGGCTTCGCCTGGGCGTCGGTGATCTCCTTTGTCTTTGCGGCCATGGCCGTATCAATGTCCGGCGCCATTTCTTTTCCGGCCGGTTTTCCCCATGTGCCGGCTTGTATCTGCCGATTCTGTTCCTCGGCCATTTCCCGATATGCTGCGGGCACCTGGGAAACATCTACCAGTTTCGGCTTTGGCCGTGATTCCGCTGGGGCTCCTGGCGCGGCTGCCGGCTTCGGCTTCTCTTCGCCGGCGATATAGTGCGTGAATCTCTCCCACAGGGTAGGCTTCTTAGCCGGTTTAAGAGATTCCGGTTTTTCACCGAGATTCCTTAACTCTTTTATGATTGTATCGTCGGCATCAATGCGTTCTTTGGCAGTTGTTTCTACTGGCACCTTCCCGCCAAGAGATTGCAATTCATCAAATATAGGGTCTGCCGTTGCCATTTATTTACTACCTGTGTGTTCTTTTTTTGCTTCTTCCCATGCTTCGTCGGGGTCAATGTCCTTTTTCTCTTGTATTTCTTTGGCCCTTTTGACAAGTTTATCAATAAGTGCCCTCTGCTTTGGATTCAAGCGGGCCCTCATAGCGTGGAAGTTTTTGACATTTTTCATTACACCCTCACTATCAATATCGTTTGGGTCAACCAACGCTTTTACATATTCGTCATGGGCAGATTGTTCAATACTCTTCGCAGCTTCTTTTTTATCTTTTTTCGCCTCTCTTTTTTCTTTTTTGTCCTCTGCGCTTGTATCTTTTGGCTGCCGCTGCCTCGGACTAAACCTGGGCCCCCATGTAACACCGCCATCCCTCGATTCCAGGTCAACACCTTTCTCAGTTTTGTATTGGATTTCGCTTTTCGGCTGCTTCTCCGGTATCATCGTCTTTGTCAAGTCTGCGATCTCTTTTACGGACAGATCGCCACTTTCTCCGAGCTTTTCTGCCAGTGCTGCCCGTCGCTGATCTGTCGTCATACCATCCCAGCCCGCCGTTTTTTGAAGTTCCTTAAAGGCAGAAGTAACCGCTGCGCTTTCGGTCCTTCGCTCTTCCTTCTTTTCGCGTCTTGCATGCAGTTCATCCCAATAGCGCGGGTTCTGCGCTTCGGCCCGCAACACCATATCTATGACCCTGCCATGCTGGTCATGCGAGGCTGTTATAAAATTAAGAGGTATTTGTGCAATCGTGTTAGGGTCTGCGTTAAGGCCGAGCGGAGCATCATAGGCTCTAACTTTTTTTCCTTCGCCCTTGTCTTGTATATTCTGTGTGTATCTTTCGAGATCTGCCTTACCTATGCCGGTGTTAAGATCACGGTTTAATATTTCATCATAAGCCTTTGCATCTGCTTCCGTCGGAAATTTGCCAAGATGCTCACCGGTTTTTTCATACCGTTTTACGGCCTCTTCGTTGGTCATAAATTTACCGTCGGGCGCTACCGTCGGAAGTAAAATAGTCGTGCCATCCTGTTTGATTGTGATTGTCCGGATGCTGCTTATACTTCCGTTCGCATTACCGTGAATTTTACGGTTCGGGTCGTTTAGATTGATGTTGCCCTGTTCAACCTGATTTATGGTATCGTCATGCGGATACTGATATACCTGGCCATCCGAAATATGCGGGAATATATCGTCACCGACGGGAGATTCTATATGAAGGCCGAATGACATTTTGCCATCCCTAATAAAAATCTTATTGATCGTCACAACCCTCCCGTCCTTGTCGCCCTTCCCGTACCGGTCCTTAAAATCGCTTTGGATATAGGGCATTACTTTGGCGAGGTCGTCCATAGCCTTATCAACCTCGGGCCCGTATTTCCCTCTTTCAATGACGCCGTTAGCCTTCTCAAGTGAGTCTTTATGCTTAATGTAGAAAGCTGTTAAATTCCGATGCGCTCTTGTATATGTCTGAAAGTCCTCCTGGGTTTTCGGGGTACTGTGTGAAGCCTTGTGGACCTCGAAGAGTGAATCTAACTCTTTATCACTCATGGCGTAGATTTCGCCCTTTGCCTGTGCGGCCTGGGCCTTCTGATAAGCCTGGTGTACCACTTCAAGGTGCGGCGCGATCGCGGCCCATTTTGCCTTTTGATCTAATTGCTGCGAAGCATCGGCTATCTGTTTCTTTTTTAATTCCTGTTCAGCCGGCGCCAGCTCTTCCTCGCGTTCAGCCCTGGCCAGTGTCAGTTGCCTCAACTTCCGTTTCACCGGCTGGTCCTCGAGCGTATCCAGGATATTAAGAAACCTTTGTGCTGATTCCAGGCCCGCGCCTACAGGGTCCGAATATACAGATCTGAGTGCCATAACGACCTCTCCTTATTAAAATAGTTTGCTAACAAGAAAACCCAGGGCCATGCCAGCCATTGCACCGACGGGGCCGGCAGCCGCACCAAACTCCGCACCCATAGCAGCGCCCGAAGCCCCGCTTGTAGCAGCCATCCAACCTCCAGTGGCTCCTACTCCTATCATCGAGCCCTCCATCTGTTTCTGTTGCATAGTGCTCTCGGCTTGCAGATTCATATTGGCCACGTTTATCTGTTCTTCGAGTTCATCGGCACGGATAAGGCCTTTTGTAGCTGACCCGAGCTCTTCTTCGCCAAAACCAAGTAATCCTTTGGCCATCATAAACCTCCCTACATTTTAGGCATTGAACCTAATAAAAGTTGCTCATCTTCTGCCGCAACGTCGGCTCGAGCCTTATTCATGGCGCCCGCCGTTGCCTGGGCCCCTTCCACGTTCATAATCCTGTTAGAAGCCATGGTTTGTTCCGCGGTCGGCGCTATTCCCATGCCTTTCTGCCGTCTTTGCAACATACCTGGCATGGCAGCGTATGTACCCTGGGCGGTCGATTGCGCTTTACTCACGGCATCCGTAAGCACCTGGGGATTAACCAGGGAGCTTTGCTGTAATGCTGCGAGCTCGATCGGCTTGAAAGTATTTTCCCACTCGGCCCACTCTGCGGCCATTACATCAGCGGCGATCTGATCTGCGCTGCCGCTCATGTCAATTCCAGTTACGGGATCTATAGCCATACAAACCTCCGATTAACCCGTTACGCCTTCATTTAAGAGAGCTGGCGACATTTGCCTGTTCGTCGTTTTTGTTGTTCCCTGTCCGTATTTGAGTGCACCGGCGCCCACCATTCCAGCGACGGACCCGATCATATTTTCTTCCGCGCCGATTTCTTCCTGTTGTACCTCTTCCGCTTTAATGGCCTCACTGACAGACAGGCCGGCTATATCACTTAATCCGGCGGTCGCCTGTGCTTGCTCGCCGCGGCCCATGGCGACGATGTTTTCCGTACTCATTAGCTCACGGGTCCTTTCCGCGCCCTGGCCGGATACTTCGGCGCCGGTTTTCAATCCCGCAAGATTTGAAAGCATCTTCTGATTCTTAACCGGATTAGCTGACATTTTAGTGGGGTCAACCTTACTCATTACGTCGGCATTGATCTGTCCGGCAACCTGTCTGCCCCGTTCGGCCTTAACCGTCGGGTCCGTTTCCTGGGCGATATACTTATCCATGACAGGCTTAGAATTTTGCAGATAGTATTTATACTGCTCCGCAGATATATCAGACTGTTTTTCCTGTAATGCCGTTTCCGATACTTGTGGTGCCGACCCGCCGCCGCTCATACTGTCACCGCCTTTTTAATGTACGTTTTAAGATCTCCTTCAACCGAAACAAGATCGAAGCCCAACAATGCCATCCAATCCGGAGTGCGTTCGTGCGTCTGTACCGATCGGCCCTGGAGCTCCCATTCCGGATTGTCCTCAATAATCCTGTCGGAGAACTGTTTGAAGAACCGCGCCATCGGTTTCCATATCCTCGCAAATCCTTCTTCGGTTGCCTGTGACATAATATCCCACTTCATTCCTCCGAGGGGATGCAGTATTATCAAGACGCACGGCGTCATGTCGTCGTCGTACAGTATCGCCGCCCAGGGCTGGCCGATCATGCTCTTACAGTATTTCCGGAAATCCTCTATCGCCGTGCCGAATACCGCGAGCTCATGCCGGCCACGCTCCCAAAGATTATCGACGATATAATCAATCCCCTCGGCTGTGAGGTCCGTTATCTTCACGGACTACGAAATCCCGATCTCGCCTTCTGCCTCGAAGGTAAGAGAAGTATTCGCGCTTGCAAGCCCTGTAAGGAAATCTGCGGCGTCAAGTCTGAGTGCCCCGTACCAATCAATGTACGAGTACGCCGCGACAGAGTTCAGCGTTCCCATAAATTCCGTGCCGGCCGCGCTACCACCAGTTGCGCCGACATAAAGGGAAAAAGTCACCGCGCCGGCCGTCTTGTTGACTATGCGGATATGCCTTATGATAACGTAAGGTGCCGTCATAGTGAAACCAATAGGCCCACTTAACGAGGAAACAGTCGGGTTTACAAGGTTTGCGGCGCTGTTTGTCAACGCCGTAGGTCCGAATCTGATAAGTTTGTTTGCTGCCATCTTCTATAATCCTCCTTGTTATGTTGTGAACTTGTTAAACAAAGCGATCAGCTTTGCTGAATCGACATTATATTGAGTACAGAAGGCTACCCATTCGTGGTCGGGAGTTCCGAAGTCACCCATGAATCCGGTCACCCAGGCCAACCATTGATTCAGTGCGGGGTTCGCTCCCCAATCTCTTTTGACAAAAGTTAAGTTGCCGTCAGCGCCTTCTCTTATCGTATAAGAGTTGGCTAATTCATCCCCCCCTCGACGTCCAATCTGTCAGCTTCTCTTCCGGTGCGAGGGCGTTCATTACTGCCGTGGTCATAGCCGCAATTACAGGAGCAAAATGCGTCGCTGGGTCTTGCGTCTGATCGTAGTTGTCAAGAATACCGTTGGCAATTATTTCCTCCATCGCAATAAAAGCGGGGCCGTGAGTTACATAGTAGAGCCATTGGACTTGACCCGAATCCTGGTCAATCGTGTTTAAAACGATGAAATAATCCTGTATGCCGATGGTAACCTTGCCAAGTATCTGCCTTCCAAAATTTACTGCCATAATTCCTCCCCTATCCTATTCTTTCTACCCCGACTAAACCGTTGCCACCAGCTCCCGAAACACAAGTGGCAGTATGAGCACAACCACCGCCTCCTCCTCCAACTCCACCCGCAGAACCAGGAGTGCCATTACCAGTTCCCCCACCACCCCCAAGAACGCCTCCACAGGAAGTACCATAACCTGCTCCACCTGCTCCCGAGCCACCACCCTGTTGACTTGCCCCTACTGCACCGCCTCCCGAAACGGCTCTAAATGGGTCAATTAAGGAGTCAAAACCTACACAGAATGAAGTAGCCGAGTTGGTATAATTGCCGCCCTGACGCCATACTCCATCCATACTTGCCTTGCTTTGATAACCCATTCTATTAGGACCAGCGGTTGCAACCGTATTAGTATTCGCAGCTGCATTTCCTCCTGTTCCACCACCACTTGTGTTTCCAACAGTAGCATTATTTTCATCTCCACCTGTAAAGCCCCCTACTGCACCGCCTCCTGTTCCACCCGACATGGCTTGATTTGCGTTTCCTCCTCTGCCTCCCGTTCCCCAAGGACTTCCAGCGGCACCGCCTCCGCATCCGTTATAGTAAGTTGCCGTAAGGGTAGGTGCACCACCAGCACCACCCGTTGAGTTTATTGTTCCTCCCGTTGCCGTTCCTCCCGCACCACCAGTAGAAGAGCCAGCGGTAATACGCCAGCTACCTGCTCCACCTGCACCAGCTGACAAGGATAAACTTCTTGCTGCACATACAACGGTAGTTGCTCCACTTCCCGCATTTCCATTTACTCCTGTGTCCGAAACCGAAGATGTGACAGCTGCCCCTCCTGTTCCTATCGAAAGGGTAAGAACATCACCTGCTACCATGTTTATTTCAATTTCACTAAATCCACCGCCACCACCGCCCGAAGCCACACCTTGAGTTGAACCGTAAATAGCTGCACCACTTCCTCCAGGACCAAGTGCTGATATTCTATGCTTTCCTGTATATGGAATAGTAAAAGATACTACTCCAGGCGTAAAGAGCATACAGGTGTTGGTCATTTTGCCATAATAAAACTGACTTAAATCACTCACGGGGCTATCCTCCATCCATTAGTTACACCCGAATAAACAAGACAAAAGTTTGCATACTGTGTTGATACTGTCATATCCGCAGAAATACCCATTATCTTTAGAGAGTTTGCGCCGATTGTTAAAGGGTACGAATTAAAAGTTCCCGCACAATCAGTAATTCCCACGATCGCTCCCGTTGCTGGTGCACCTGGCAGGGTAACAGTAAACGAACCTCCCGAAGTGTCGCACATGTATCCGTTTTGTGTAACAGCGTTTGTAGCACTATTAGCGTAATTCCAGGTCATACCTCCGGCGGCGGCCGGCCCTTGTGGGCCTGGTATTGGCATCCCGTCCTCACCAGCCTCGCCGTCGTTAGGCATATAAACCGATATGCCTATCGGACCAGTTGGGCCAGGTATCGTCGAAGCGGCCCCTGGCGGTCCTGGTATCGGCATGCCATCCTCACCACGCTCGCCTTGATCGCCAGGAATGAGTTTACCTGGCGGGCCCGTAGCGCCGACAGAAACGGCCGTCCATGTAATCGTCGATGTATCTATAACGATAGGCGCGGCAGTTGAAAGGTACCATTGTGACAAAACCTGGGAGCCACCGGCCATAATCCATACGGTTGCACCCTGGACAGCCGTGCTATACATATCAGAGGTACGTTGAAGTACGGCACTAACTCCCGCGCTGCCCGCAACGAGAACGATATAAATACCGTTCTGCGTACCGGTGACCTGGTTTTTAAGCAAGATGCGATCGCCGACATTTACGCTTGTGCTATCAACGGAGAGTGCACCTGTGGCAGTAAGGGTAAATTGTTTAGAAGTAGAATTATAGGTGCCGGTAAGAGCTCCCGTCGTAGCAAGCCGGCAGGGCCCGAACGCTGAAAACGGACCAGCCAAGTTAGCTTCAACCGCGAGCTGCCACATACTGAGAGCAAAGGGCCAGTTACGATCTCCGGCATTGAACTTCAGTAATCCGGAAGTCGGCAGAAAATCACGCCATACGTTCAGCGCGACGTTTGTTTTGGCCGTTCCCTGGTACGGCGCCGTAAGCTGTATGCTGATGTTGTCCGTCGGGTTAGAGGCAACATAGTAAAAGGCGTTTTCGCCGTAAAACTGTACGACATTTCCCTGGTAAACATTGTTTATCAGCGTCGCGCCGGTACATGTTATGGTCGTGCCGCCGTTAGCTATGCTTGCCGCTGCTATCTGAAACTGCATTGTTTTGCGCTCCTATTATTTTATCAAGGGCAGCTTCCAGTTCTCCGTTGCGTTTTTTTAACGCCCTTATTTCTTCTTGCTGATTGAGTACCGCGGCCGAATATTCAACAAGAGTTTCAGCCATCACCTTTGTCCTGTTTACTTCAATGTCCGTTAATCCTTTTACTTGTAGCATCCTATTACCTCCTTCACTTATCTAAATGATTCAACGATTACGATACCGCCCGCGCCTGTGCCGCCGGCAGCTCCATTTTGGCCTTGACTACCGGCAGAGCCCCCCGAACCGACAGCATACGAATAAGTGCCCGATGGGCTGTCATACCAAATTTCTAAGAAGGCACCGGCCCCGCCTCCTCCTCCCGAGGTTCCTCCGTCGCCACCACCGCCGCCTCCGGACCCGTAGGTCGTGGCGTTATAACCGGCCGTCGAGGCCGTGCCGCCGCCGCTTCCTCCTCCTCCAAATGGCGAATTGGCGCCCGCACCGCCATAGCCGGAATCTATACCCATGTCGCCGTGGGCCCCGCTTTGTGTGAAGCCCCAGGTCCAGCCGCTTCCCGAAGGTGAGCCGCCCGCGCCGCCGACAGACGGAAGAGTGGTCGGGGCCGGAGCTCCACTTCCACCACCCGCCTTGGCCGAGGCAAAGGTCGAGCTTCCTCCGTTCCCGCCGCCGCTTACTCCACCACCGCCGCCTCCGGACCCGCCGCCGCCGCCGCCCACTATCCGGACATGGAGCGAGGCAGCTCCGGAAGGTACAGTATATGTGCCGCTTCCCGATGTATAAGCGGTCAATGTCGGGAAGGCTGGCTTGTTATCGACGTTCGGGTAAGTGACATGCAAATAAGTCGTGTCAATATATGTCGCGGTAATCTGCCCCGCGGTTATCTGTGAGGCATTTAGGTTTCCGGCATAGACATAACTTGCCGATATTTCCGTGGCCGTGATTGTGCCCGCCTTGATTTGCGAGGCTGTAATCGTGTTCGCTGCTATCTGCGTGGCTGTAATCGTTCCGGCCGCTATTTGTGTGGCTGTAATAGTGCCCGCCACAAGCCGATCACCGGTGATCGTACTGGCCGCGATCTCATTGGCCGTAATGGTTCCGGCAGCGATCTGCGCGGCCGTGATCGTATTCGCATATATATTGCCGCCAACGATCGTATTTGCTGCTATAAGATTGCCAGTTATCGTAGCGGCTGTAATGTTAGCACCGGTGATCGTAGCAAGCGCGATCGCACTTCCTGGTATAGAGGCTGCCACAATGTCGAGGCTCCCTACTACGCCGGCAAGCGTACCCGAGGCATTTGCGGTATAGCCGGATACGATGTGCATATAAGAACGGGCTTGAATCCTTACCGTGTACGTCGTTCCGACAACCCCTTGGAACGTCCATAGATTATGCACACAATGAACGACGGTAGGCCATGTAACCCCGCCATCCGTAGAAATATCTACCTCGAAGTCCATAACTTGCGGGTCGGGGTCCGTATCCCAGCTAATGTAAATATTCAACTTCGTGCCGGTGACCAGGAGATTTGTAGGAACAGAAGGCGGTATCGTTGAGCCAGTGCCGGAGCCGGTATTCTTTGCGTCAAGAATCGCCGGCGCTACGGACATGTTGCCGTTTTGGTTCTGTGCCCAAACCTTGACAATCACTTCCATGGCTGCGCCGTTGCTGCCGCCGTCTGCAAAGTTCTTTACATAAGAGTAAACATACCAGTTTGTCGTTACTTTCTCCTGGCGCCGGAGCGTTACACCGTCTGCGTTAAAAATCTCTACGACGTAATCCAGGAAATACGGGTCATATACAAATGTGCCAGCCGGCAAATTAGGGTCAAGCTCGACGGTAGTTATGTTACACCAGGTTAAGCCGAGATCTTGCGAAAGCCACTTATTGCCGTCGCCCTGGCTCCATATCTGCAAGCCTGTGATGTTAGGTGGGTAGTCTGCCGGACCAGGTTGATAGGGCGTTTCGGGAATATTCTGTGATTGTATCGCCGCCTGTAATTGCTTATAGCCGGACGCAAAATAACCGCGCATATTTTCCAATGCGCTCTGAACGTCTTTGAAATTTCTTATCTGTCCAATTACGGGGCCTTTATCGCTGCTCATACGGGAAGCTCCTCTAATTGGCCCGCCAAAAATACACCATACACTTGACCCTGGCCTGTAATGAGAAAGTCCACGGCATCGGTCAGCATCGGGTCTATCCGGAATGGCTGGTTATCAGCTACAACAACCGCGATCGTGTAGGGTATGTCCGGATAGATGATGGAAAGATTCACGGGATAGTTTTCAGCCAGCACCTTCCCGCATGTAAAGGACGTTTGCTTAAATCTGTTCCGCTTCGACAGGTAAGTATAATTCCGGTAGCTGCCCGCGGTATTTGAAAAGGCAATAATATTGCCCGTGCCTGGCGTGACGGCATAAGTCGTGAAGGAAAATTGAAGAGTGCATGACGTACTGCCCGCGAGATTATTTGCTACCACGCTCCATGTATAGGAAGTGTTCAACGTAAGGCCGGAATAGGCGTAGGTAGTGCCAGCCTGGCCGGAGCTTACCTTTACACCATTGAGGTACACATCATAGGTCGTCGCACCTAAAGAAGCTCCCCATACCAGCGTACCGGCCAAAGGTTGATTGATGGCATTGTTCGTCGGGAAATATAAAGAGAATGGACCTGGTGCGGCCGGTAAGCCCGTTGTGAAAGAAAAGATATTATTGCATGTCGTATTTCCGGCGCCGTTCGTCGCCACGACCTTCCAGTAATAGGTTGTGTTGTAAGATAGCCCGCTATAGCTGTAAGAGGTACCTGCTTGAGCTGCGCTTACCTTTGTCGTCGGCGGGTTATTCGTGTCCATATACACGTCATAGGTCGTCGCATTATCGGCGCTGTTCCATGTAAGCGTACCCGACAAGGACCGGCCGGTTGACCCGTTCGTGGGGTATGTTAGGTCGAATGACCCTGGCGGGGATGGCGGTACATAGGGAGTATAGTAAACGGTTATGGTGACAGCGGAGCATGACCAGTAATATGATATTTGATCGTCGCCGTTAAAGCAAAAAGTGTCAACACCGAAACCGCTACTGTTAATATCGTCAGCGGTCCAGGCGCCTCCCCACAGATCGGAAGAACTACCGTAAGAGATACCAGGGGCAAAGCCTACATTTGATTCCCAATTTGCAAAGTCAGCACCGGACTTCATTAAGCGGGCGTAGAAAGGCGATAGGTTTGACCACGCAAATGGATTGCTATATGTGACTACAATACCGTTGATCGTCGCGCCGGCAGGGATAGAAAAACCGAAACCCGTTTTTTGCTCATAATCCCACTCGAAGGGAGCAACGGAAACTCCCCAGCCGGTCGATACTGTTTTGCTTTGGTTCGCCATAATTTACTCTTGCAAAAAGAGAATACCCGCGGTTTTATCGTAGAAACCCGCCGTCGCGTAGAAATCCAGGTCGAATAAATCACCTGTCTTGAAATCATATACGAAGCCGCCATTGACGCCGCCGCTCGTATAAAAGGCGACATACTTCCCGTTCCAGTAAAAAGCCGAAATAGTGCTCGGGTTATAAAGTGCGTTCCACTGATCGCGTGTCATTATTTTTGCCGTCACAACCTCGCGCACTTGCGGGCCGATTACTACCAGGCCTTCCGGTGAAGGGTACGCAACCATCTCTCCGGCCTGGATAACACCGCGCTTTGACATACAGGAAAACCCTATATCCATTTTTTCCATGACCATGTTTGAGGGGTCGTTGCCGACAAGAAGATAGGGCTGTCCTTCTGTAAGAACAACGATCGTACTTCCAAAAGCGCCCAGGGCAATTATCGGCCGGTCCACGGCTTGCTGATAGCTCGCGGGCCAGGCGTGAGGATAATAGGGAACGGAAAGGCATACCAGGTTACCGACGAAACCGGCCAGCACTCCGTTAGGAAGCGAGATCAATCCCGCAAGGCCCGTCGGGGCCCCATCCCATTCCAGGCTCGGGAGCTCTTCGGCCAGGTCGGCATCGAGAATCGTATCAACATAGCTTGTGGTTCCGAAGGCCACTTCATCGACGTACTGATAGATCGCCGTGCCGGATGAGGTTTGGTTAAGCCTGTAAATCCTTACCGTCGTAACATTAAAGAGTGGGTCAAGCGCTCCGGCTGAAATGTTGGTGATCGTTATTGAGTTGCCATCATAGACGTCGATCTCATTCGACGCATACGAAGGCGGGCCCTCGTCACCATATCCATTCACATAGGTATAAACATAGGCTTTAGTTTCAAGCAGGGTCGGGTCCGTTCCGCTTGCCGTTCCGGTAATCACCGGCGCAGTGCTCGGCGCGGGCGGGCATGGCCAGCGGTATTGCATCGGATATTGAGTACCTCCACTCTTAAAGAGGTCCTTATCCGTAACCTTAAAAAGTCCGGACTCCGTGTAATACACCCTCGAATATGCGTCATTAGGCAACGGGGCCGTCACGGCGTCAACATCGGTTGTCCAGGCGAAAAAATACTCGTTGCTATCGTAGTTATTGTAATACCGGTAAAGCGATACAGTGCCCGCCTTCACAGCCGCTTGCATCACCGTGTCGGAAAGATAAGGCGTAACGCCGTACTCATCAAAACGGCAATCAATCGCTGCCTGGCTTTTACCGTCCGGTAAGAAGGCTGGGTCATGGATAGCCGGTACCTTCCCGCCGAATTTTGTAAGTTGAATGAGCATAATTTATTCTGTCTTTTCTCCTGTGGCCTCTTGCTTGCGTTCGGTTTTCATTTCCACTGCCGTCTTAATGCCCAGGTTACTCGTAAACTTATTAAGAAACACGCCGGCCTTCTGCATAGCACCAGGGATTGTCGTCGATTCAGCGAGTGCCCGAAAGATTAGATAATCTACCGCAGCCGGCACATACGACGCATCCAGCGGATACTCGTCGCTGGGGTCAACAATCTTATCCGGCATTTCTGCCTGGATGAGTTTCAGTTTTGGCATGGGGTTTGTAACGGCGATCGGCGGCACTGTGTAATAGTATTTAGGATTGCGGGAATCTATCATAGAGAACAAAACAACACTGCCAGGCGTGTATGTCTGCCAATCGGGAACAAGTGTGTCAACCGCTTCTTTTTTCAAAACGGGAACTGATGGGCCAGGCGTAAGGCCGTCGGTACCCATGTTGCAGATAATATCAAGAAGCTCGATAGCGTTATCGTCGAGCGATTGCACGGGCCCGCCCATGAGGGTAACTGTTTTAGTTACGGGATATGCCTCGGGTTTGTAATTGCAGATCTCATAGATGGCAAGGTTCAGATATGGTATCATCACGGAAGATGGCCATGTCTGCCCCGCTACGTCGTGAAGCTGCCTGTTGGCAAGCGCGAAAATGTCAGAACATAAAATAGTAGGCATACTCCCTCCCTGTTTAGAGGTAGTCGCCGCGCTTTACTCTCCTTGTATTTGGAATAAGGCTTATCCTCGCATCCAGCAAAGTATCAACTTCTCGATTTACAAGAACGGCCATATCTTTATCGGCCTCGGGAACTGATACGCCTTTCAAAATTATTCTAACAACACCCTCTCGGAACACTTCGTCAAAAAATCCGTTCCAGGGTATTATGTCTGTAGGAAAAGCAAAGTGCGACAAAGCGGCAAAATATCTGCCGGTAATTTTAACGCTTACAATGACCTTCGGCCGGATATAAAACGTCGTGCCGATGATCTTGTAAGAGTTCGGCCTGGGGCATGGAAGCTCCGAGGTATCTCCCCAAAGCCCGTACCATTCCCACCAGGAATACTCATCATGTTCATCATCATTGAGATAGCGCGGGCGCAGCTTCCGGACCCTGTAATCTGTCGTGTCAAGCGGCATGTCGGTGGGAACTATGAGAATATAAGCTCCCGCGGAAAGGCTCATGCCGGCCGTCGCAACAAGCGTCTGTGTTACGTTTCCTACCGTAAGCGACGTCGTGGAAGAGCCGATAACCTGTGCATAACTTCCAGGCACCGCGACGGTCGCTATATCCCATGATGCCAGGGTATCCGTGCCCGCCGATTGATTGACGTTTACCACCAATGCTCCGGTCGTCGAGTTATACGAAAACACCGTGCCGGCCATCCAATCCGTGTAAAGGTCCTGAGAGTTCGGCTTTTCTGCCAGTGCCACGAAATCAGAAGGCAGAGGGGCCGAGTAGCCCATGGCCGGTATTACCAGGTCCAGGTCACCGGATGCGATCAGATCTGAATGACGGTACAGGAGCCGCTTGTTAATCATGCTCTGTACCGAGTTTGCCGCCTGGTATATGGTAATCCCGCTTTGCTTCTCCATACGGCCAACACGCGGGAGTACGTCGATTGTCAAACCCGCCATTGTATAGGACATGGGTTACGCTCCTTGTTGTTCACCCGTAAACGCATCGTCAACCTGACGGGCTTTCGCTACTGCCGGCTTTGGTTTGGGAACGTACTGCCTAAAATTAGAATTGGCGACAAGATACTCCACGATCTCGTCCTTCTGTACCTCGCACACGTTCGCCTTCTTATCCCCGCCCGTCAATTCCGGATGCGGCTTAAACACATATCTCATCCCACCGATATGCTGCTCGGTAGGTCCATCTCTTTTGATAAGACATTCTATAAGCATCGTGCTTCCTCCTTCACGTTTTTAGAGAAAGAAGGGGCAAGGGGCACTTGCCCCCTATCTCTACTATTTACTTCACAAACCCGCTTAGACGTTTCCGAAATCGAACTCTACGCCCAGCGTGATATTTCCGGCCACGGCATTACCGACAGCCGCCGTAATACCAACGGCTATAATCCGATGGTAATTGCTTGTTCCCTGAGCCTGGAGATAAGCCAGGGCTGAATCGAATACACGGCCGCCGGCCCTGCCGATCGTTGATGCCGTGAGCATGTTCAAACCGGTAACAAGCGCCGGCACAACACCGGCATCCAGGCCAGGAACGGTAACGCCGCCGTCAGTGTAGCCACCGCCGACGTTGCTTGCCGATGCAACCTGGTGGTTGTAATAACTGTTCAAAATGCCGACGGCCAGGGTCATTGTATTACCGGTATCCAGCGCACCGGCTTCCAGGAAAAAGGCCACGGCGTTGCAAAGCGCGGGAAACGGAATCATAGCTATGATATTACCGTTCACCAAGGTTGCCGCGGCTATCGCGTAATTTCTAATATCCCATCTTGCCCCAGGAACAGGAGCCAGCGGGGGTTTAGTGTAAAGATCAGGCGCAATAGTTAAAGCCATAACATATCCTCCTTTTCAATTTGTACCGAGGGGCATTTCTACCCCGTGGGTTATGGTTTCGTTGCGGCTGTGTCAATAACGACCACGCCGAAGTCGATTCCGTTAAACGTCGCCTTCTTGAAACCCCAAATCGTATGAGTTGAAATAACGACGCGGTTATTGTTGTCGCGGCCTTCCTCAAACCAGCCGAACCGTAGGTCCTGGCCAGGTGAGCCAAAGGCGATTACGCCGGCCTGTAACCCCAGGAACAGGGCACGGGCCGCACCGACGTTAGCGCCGGCACCGTAATTACTGAACTGGATTACCGCCGGATGCTTCTGCAACACGACGTTATTCCAAATTCCCATGCCGCCCTTCATAAACTCGGATTCCTTGCCTATTGCCGTGGCGATCGCCTTCTGAATATCAGCCCAATCGTTTGTCGTGGTATTCCGGCGAAGGTTGTACGCTTGCCACTCGTTCATGATGCAGAGGAACATTTCTTCCCCGTCAATGTCGCACCGCTGGAGCTGCGGGGTTTCCGCGTAGGCCGGCCCGCCGCCGCCCATCATTCCGGCATAGGCTACCGCTTTGTCGATCGGGGCCGTTGTCATGGTATCCGTGGTTACCATGGTAGCCGAGGAAGTGGCTGCGCCGCCGTAAACGATATGCGCTGAATCCGGAGTAGTGAGGGAATTATTCGCAAACCCCGTATAGGTTGTCGGATACAGGAAGGTCCTGTCTGTATCCACACCGCGGGCGCCCGACAGGTACATGAAGATGAGCTCGTCGAATACCCGCGCCCACCAATCGGTTGACCTTGCTTTCGCAATCTTGCGAAGGTCGTGGAGAGTTCTCTTGCGGGTCATTCTGCCGCCGCAATCAGCGCCGCCGCGCATCTGATCGATGTAAACGACGTCTGTAAAGAACTCCAATTTTTCCTCTTTGCCGTGCAGTTCTTTATCGCCTTCTATCGGCTGCATATTGAGCTGCATGGACAAATCGTAAGTGATCTGCTCGCCGGCATCTAATTCCAGGTCCGTGAGCTGCTGGATAGGTCGAGTTGGTACCTCGCCCTTACTCATGTACTTTCGGGTAAAATAACCTTTTCTTCCGACGTCCACCGCGAGATTACCCGAGTATCTCTTGACGGCCTTGGCGTCGTTCATACCTACGATCGTCTGTGCCATAAGATAATCCTCCTTCTTTTATTGACCGTCCTGGGTCGGGTTCATTTAGTTATCCTGTAAATGGCTTTGGATTGCCCATTTCAACCTGTCGGCTGTGTTTAATATCAATGGACCTATCCGCAGCGATTTTCAGCACCACTTGACTTTTTCCCGCTTTTTCCACTAATATTACGGAGATGTTTTTTGCGGTTTCTGCCTTATTGTTTAGGTCAAAAATCAATTCATCCCCAACTCTTAAAATTTTGATGAGCGCCATGGCCCTATCCTCTCCGTCCTGGTCGTGAATCGTCGAGATATGCGTTTCTCATCCGTGCCGGCAATCTTGCCAGCGCTTCTTCGTAAGCCTCGCCGGTCAGCTTATCGAGTTCGTCAAAGGCGCCCGACGTTTCATTCACTGCCGACGCCGGTATGTCAGCGAGGGTTTGATCGTCTGGTAACTTAGCCGGCGGTTTCGCCGGTGGCGCCGCTGGGCCCGCCGGAGCTGCCGCTGCCGGCTTTATCCCAAAGGCATCCTTGACGGCCTTATCGGCCTCGATCAAGAGCTGCATACCGCTAAAATTCGCGTTTTTAGGGTCAGCACTGATCGTTGAAACGGCTTCCCTCAATGCACCCATGAGGGTCTTGCTCTTCAAGTTATGAACGAATTTGCCATCGGCCTTTTTATCTCCGAGGTATTCCGTCCTGGCATTGAGAAAGTATTGTTGCTCCTTCCTCCATACGAGATCTTCACGGGCTGCGTCACGGGCCGCCTGGCGCTGGTCCGTTATCGTATCCCTGATTTCGTCGCGCTGTTTGTTGTAATCCGCTCGTTGAATCTCGCCGGTATCCAATTTAGCCTCGAGATCATCGAGCTTTGCCTGGAGTTCAGCCGGCGGTTTATATTCAACCACGATCTCGGATGCTGAAATTACCGGCTCAAAGTCGAGCAAATCATCATCCGTGAGCTGGCCCGCCGGAGCTGGGGCCGGCGTAACCTCCACAGCCACAACCGCCGCAGCCTTCTCGGTCTTTAGCTGTTCGACGGTTATGCCCTTTGCCTTTGCCTCGTCCTCGAGGGCTTTAGCGTCGGCCGCTTCCTTTTCCGCTTTCAGCCGTAAGGCCTTAGCCTCTTCCGTTTCCTCACCCGCTGCGATCGCGGCAAGTTGCTCCGGAGTAAGCTCTGTCTTTTCGTCGTCACCGCCCCTGGCCGAATCCAGGATACCTTCGAGCTCATCTTTCGACAGGTCCTTCAATTCGTCGGCAGTGTAGCCGGCTTCGGCAAGGATCTTCCAATTCTCCAGGGTAACTTCCTGGTCCACTAAAACATCGGGAACTTCCTTAATTTCCTCTGCCATTTCCTATGACCTCCTTATTTCGTTGATGATCAGGGCAAAGAAAAAGGGCGGTAGTAGATGAGTAGGCACCTACTTGCCGCCCTTCGTCTTTCTATTCGTCGCTCTCAGACCGGCCGATCTTCAAGCAAACCCTGATTTTAACGTATTTAACTCGTACCTAATTCAACCAGCTTCGCAGCCTCGGCCTGATTCGTTTTATTCCGTTCAAGCTCCCTGGCCGCCCATGCCTTCGCTCGTTTCATGCGCTCGGGGTCAGCCTTCACGGCTTCCGCTCGCGCTATGGCCTCGGCATCGGCCCTGGCTTGCCAATCCTCTTCGCTGTAAGGAGCACTCAAAACACTCTTCCGCTTTTTTTTCTTTTTCTCTCCCGTGATTCTCATAGGGCACCTTCCTACGAAATCGTAACGGTCAGCAACTTACCGCCGGAGCCGCCGAGATAGAGGTAATTGCCATATAGTGTCAGGTCTATGACATTACCTCCGATGTTGCACAGCTTCGTTAAAGTTGCCGATGCGATTGCATATTTATAAACATTCCCCTGGTTGGTTCCCATGTAGAGATTGCCGAGCGTGTCACTGATAACGCCCAAAACCTCTTCATTCAACATTCGTAATACTGCTATGGTTCCCGCTGTCATATCCGTTACCTCCCTTGTTTAGGTTAGTGGTATTCTCCTTAATACCGCCTGTGTAATTAAAATCCTTATGATAGGATATAATAAAATGCAA